TTCAATCTTACAATGGAAGTAGTTTTTCGTGGACAGAAGCTTCTGTTGCATCAAGAAATGCTACAGCAAAAACAATAACACTTAACTCAGTTCCAGGAGGTACTACATCAAAAGTAAGAGTTTATAGGAACACAGTAAGTACTCCGTTAATAGACTTTGTTGATGGCGCACGACTGACCGAGAGTGATCTCGACACCGCCTATAAACAAGGACTTTTAGTAACTCAAGAAGTTAAAGAAGATGCAGCAGTAAATGGAAACACTGGAGTGGAAAACCTGACTTTGACAGGAACTACAACAGTAGATAACCTGACTGCTACTGGAACTGTTGTTATTCCTTCGGGAACAGACGATACTCATTTTTATAGAGAGGGAACTTGGACTCCTACAGTATCGGGAGTTAGTTTAAGTACTGCCGAAGGGAACTATGTAAAAGTAGGTAAATCTGTTACGGCTCATTTTAACATTGTTTTTCCTTCTACTTCTTCAGGAACAACATCAGCAATATCAGGACTGCCATATAACTCCGCAGGGGCTAATCAATATGGAGGAGGCTTTTTTAGTTGGCAGGATACTTCTTACACTAAGCTTTCTTTGTATAACCAAACAGCTTCTACTTTTACTATTGTAGATGCTAACACAGGTTTAACTAATGCTAATTTAAGCACAAAGCAGTTGATTGGAACTTTAATTTATAAGACAGCTTAATTATCCCTACATACATGAACAATCAATTTACGACTCCTACAGTTGGAGTTTTAGGACTTCTCGCCAACATAACACTTAACGACGTAAACGAGATATTAGCTGTATTAGTTGGTGCAGCTACTCTTGTTTACATGATCTTAAAGATAATATCAGAATTACGTAAAAAGAATAAATAACTATATGGATATCAGTAACATGACTACTGAGGAAAAAGATGATTTTCTCAAGAACATCACAGTTGACTGGATGATAAATCAGGTGCAATCAGGAGAAGCTACGCCTTCCCTAATCAACTGCATCAGACAATATCTAAAAGACAATGGCGTTCACTCCTCAATCAAGCACGACAACCAAATGCAAGACCTTGTGAGTATTCTTCCATTTAAAGATGACGAAGAAGAAGAAGTCGCAAATGGCTAAAGTTATTATATATTATATGTAAAAATGTCTTCTAAAAATTCTGTTCCAGAGGAACTAAAGGACTTTAGGAATTTTTTATATATTGTATGGAAACATCTAAACTTACCTGACCCCACTGACATACAATACGAAATTGCTGAGTGGATGCAAAACGGCCCAAGAAGGGCTGTCATTCAAGGCTTCCGAGGTGTGGGTAAATCTTGGATTTGCTCTGCCTACGTTGTCCATCAGCTTCTATTAGATCCTTCAAAAAACATCCTTGTATGCTCTGCAAGTAAAACAAGAGCGGATGACTTCTCTACGTTTACCCTAAGACTAATCCATGAGATGCCTATACTGGCTCATCTTATCCCCACAGATAAACAAAGATTTTCAAAAATAAGCTTTGATGTTGGCCCTGCCCCTGCATCACATGCTCCGAGCGTAAAGTCGCTAGGCATCACCTCCCAACTAACAGGGAGCAGGGCTGACATTATTGTTGCTGATGACGTTGAAGTTCCCAACAATTCGGCTACACAGGGCATGAGAGACAAACTGGGGGAGCAGGTAAAGGAGTTCGAGTCCATATTAAAACCTGACAAGGAATCCAAGATTGTCTTTCTTGGTACGCCTCAATGCGAAGACTCCCTCTACAATAAACTAATGGAGAGAGACTATGCTGCGAGTATCTGGACTTGCAAATATATTACTCCCGAAAAGAATGAGAAAACATACTATGGGAGGGTGAGTCCACTTTGTGTATCCGAAAAAAAGAAAGGTAAGTCTACAGAGCCTATAAGGTTCAGCGAACTGGACTTAACGGAAAGAGAGGTAAGTTACGGCAAAGCAGGTTTTGCTATGCAGTTTATGTTGGACAGTAAATTGTCCGACCTTGATCGCTATCCGCTAAAAGTAAACGACTTACTGGTGATGGACATCGATGATGAGGTTGCTCCAGAAAAAGTAGTATGGGCGCAAAGTCCAGAACTCATCTGGGGAGGCGATGTCCCTAACGTTGGGTTTACTGGGGACAGGTTCTACAGACCAATGAAGCAAGTTGGAGACATGATTGAATACACAGGATCAGTAATGTCTATTGACCCATCAGGAAGAGGTCGTGATGAAACATCCTGGGCTATTGTAAAGATGCTTAATGGTTACCTGTATGTACCAGACGCAGGTGGTATGCAAGGTGGTTATGGTGAAGACGTTCTAAAAGTTCTCGCCATGAAAGCCAAGAAGCACAAGGTCAATTACATTATAGTCGAGAGTAACTTTGGTGACGGCATGTTTAGTGAACTGTTTAAACCTTTTCTTGGTAAGATACACCCCTGCACTATCGAAGAAGTTCGCCACAGCATCCAAAAGGAAAAGAGGATCATTGACACACTGGAACCAGTCATGAGTCAGCACAGGCTTGTAGTCTCTCCTGATGTCATAAGAAATGACTTTAGCTCGGCTCAGAACTATCCACTGGAATCTCAGCTAAAGTATCAGCTTATCTATCAGCTTTCTAGAATCACTAGAGACAGAGGAGCAATCACTCACGATGACAGACTTGATGCTCTTGCTATCGCTGTTGCTTATTGGGCAGAACAAATGTCCCAAGATGCTGAGAAAAAGATGGCTGATAGACAGGAAGAGATACTGGATGAGGAGCTAAGAAAAATGGCTGATAGTTACTTTAACACTAATGAAGCAGCTAATAATGGCCCTAACTGGCTCTAGGATTGATGAGGTGGGTTTAGAATTACTTCTGGCTCACATGACACTATTTTTTAACAACGACGATTTTTAAAGGTAAATATGAAGCAAATAAAGGAAGATCTGTTTAAAGCACAGGAACTTATTAGTAATGCACTAGAAAAACTAGAGGACATCGAAAAAGATAAAGAAAAACCAAAAGCCATCCCCTTTCCCACAAATAGCATCCCAAAAGAAGAACTTAACGTTGCCATCTGTGTTGGACATAGCCGAAAGGGAGATACAGGTGCAGTTAGCTGCGGAGGCATCAATGAATGGACATATAACAAAAAGGTTGCTGAGTACCTCAAGAGCGACCTACAGGAGTACGGAATTGCTTCGTTTGTTGTAGATACCTACGGAGGAACCTACGGATCTTATGTGTCTTCTATGAACTGGCTCGCAAAGCACCTAAAGGAACAAAAAGCTTCCGTAGCCCTTGAGCTTCACTTCAACGCTGCTGCAAGCGACAAAGCAAACGGAATGGAAATGCTACACTGGCATACCTCAAGAATAGGACTAAGCCTTGCCGAGTACGTTCTACAGGGTTGTAAGAAATACTTTCCCCTAGTGAAAAATAGAGGAGTCAAAGGCATCGGAAAGGGATCACGAGGAGCAACCTTCCTTAGACTTCCTACAATGCCTTGCATTATCACAGAACCATTCTTCGGAAGTAACTGGCAGGATTGGATAATGTTCGCTGATCAAGAAGCAACTCTAAGCCAAGCCATAGCTCTTGGCGTTAAACAATGGGCAGATGAGCATATCATATAAACCAAAACAAATCACCATAGGTGGACATAAGTACAAAGTCGTTTACCAGAAAAACCTAGAAGACTTCGGAAACGTCGATGTCGACAAAAAAATCATTACCCTCAGAGATAACCTAAGTACCAAGGAAACACTCGATACGCTGCTTCACGAAGCCTTTCATGCTTGCCTAGCACTCTCTGGACTTAGCTACCTACTTGACGATGAGAACAAAGAAGAAGCCCTCGTGAGAGCGTTCGATAGCATAATGCTCCCTGTTATTAAAAGAGAATTAAAGAAAACCCTATAAATATAGGATAAATAATTTACGACTGTATATAATAAAGGGGGGATATAGGGGGGTTCAAAAAAACCATTACTTATATAGTAATTAGTAATTATAATTGTAATGTAAGTAGATTAGGAATAAGTTTGCAGAAGCAGTATTATAGAACAGTTATAGAGTATAACTTTAAGTAATACTTTAAGTAACCTGTATAGGAGTGTTACTTAACAACAGGTTAAATGTGGGAATCTCATTAGTTAGGCTTTAAGTAAGCTCTAGGTGGACTGCTTCTGGAACCATCCCACTAATTAATTTTGGTAAAAAAATGTGAAGGGGTATACGTACATAAAAGAATCTCTACTTTCCCCATAGGGATGGTGGGGTATTTAAATTTTCTTGGTTGATTGTCCTTAATTTGTCAGTGATCAAGGGGGGCTTCTATTATATCAGGGAAGGGAAGCAACAAACGCAAGATGTTTGATCTTGTGTGAATGGTTTTATCTTGTTGTTTTGTTGTCGTTTGTTTTGTTCTTTTTGTTTTCTGTCTCTTTCTTTTTGTTATCGTGTGTTTTTGAATTGCTTGTATTCACATTGTAAATACTAAAATTTTTTTCAATTATTTGCTTTACAATACTTAATGCTTAGCCAATAGGTATAAACATGAATATTAAAACTACCATTAAAATGACCGAACAAGAATATAGAGAAGAAGCGTTAACTTGTGAGCAAGTAAAATTTCAGCTTAAAGAACACGGGGTACTTGATTTTTCCGAGTTTTTTAATGAAGTAGGTTTAAAAGATTCTTTTAGTGGTGATGAGGTTCTCGATTGGCTTGGTTACTGATTTTATTAACCTAATAACCAATTTAAAAAATAAAATGCTTTTTCTACTATCATTAATAGCTTTCTTCTCATTATTTTGCGTTTTTGTTGGAATCATTGAGAAGCTCACAAAATAAATAAATAATAACAAATAAACAAACTACCAAAAACAATGACCTTAAAAGACCAAGTACTTTATCAAGTAAAAGAACTAGAAACCGAGCATTACCATGAGGATCAGCCGACAGCGTATGATTGGATTAACAACGCTTTGGATATTCAATATATAGTAAATGAAAAAAAAGAATATTTAGGAGCTAGGATTCTTGTAACTTTTGGAGGCCCGAACATTTGGGTAAATACTCAATATGACCAAGTTGAGGGCTACTGGGGGTCTGATCAAGAAACATGGACTTACAAAGACAATCTTGGCATTGATGAGGCTTGTCGTGATTTGTTCGAGTGCTGCTAATAATTACCTTAATAATATTAAACAAATAACTACTAAAAAAAAACTACTATGAAAACTACCAGAAAAATAACTGTTAATGATATAATAAAATGGGAGCTTGAATCTCTCAAAGACGCTGTAGGCTGCGAGTTAACTTTACATGATGACATGCTTGAAAATAGTTGCAGTGATGAGTTGCAAGAAATTTTAAAGCCAATTGATGAGTCCAATAGAAACTATTTAATTCAAGATCACATTTTATATGGAAGGGAGTTAAATATCTTTGGAGACAAGGGGGATATTAAAATCCTTGTTGGAGAGATAGAGTCTCAATTTGAAGACCCATTAAACGACCTAGAAGACCCAGAAAACCATAGAATAAATGGTGATCTTGTTTACACTCGTTTTGATGGAGCTTCTTTTGTTGTAGATTTAAAAGGTTTAAAGGAGGCAATAGAAGAGCATGCAAGTTAAACTACCAGATATCCCTTTTAAAAGGAGTTACATTAAAGATTGGGACTTTTTTATAGAATATGAAAATACTTGTCTTGATACTTTTAAGATGATTAAGGAAGTGGACTTCTATAATATAGGATCAAAAAATTATATGGGTTTTGCTTGGTTTTGGAACTATGAATACAGGCACTATTTGAGGGATGCTTCATACGTTACAAGGCAAATTATACACGATAGATTGCTAGATTTTGAGCTAGAACTAAGTGGAGAAAGTTCAAAACATAATTTAATCATTACAGCTTATTGTGATGATGAATAAAAAAAAACTAACCAAAAAATAACTACTATGAAAAAAGAAGCTATTATAAAGCTAACTAGAACTATGCTTGAAAAAAGTATAATTGATGCAAATAAAACAGTCAGGGATTTTGCAAAAGACCTTGGTTATGATTACGAGACAGCAGAATTTGGAAGTAACTTCAAACAAAAGTGTCTTTATTTTACAAGGAACTTTGAGGTGATTAGAGAGGATTCCAAACGGGATTTTGAAGTGTCACAAATAACGTTTTATCGTGCCAAAACTAGGGGTGATAAAAGGGTATCAATAAAGGGATTAAACAAAAACTGTAAGGCAGGGGATGTTTTGACGATTACTTGGCACGATTTGTTTGGTGTTGTCATTGATATTTCTTCAGACAGAAAGGAGGAGATATAAGCTTATGAGAGATCCAAAAAACGATGATTTAGTCCACATTTTAGACCTTAAAGACCAAAGAGTTTTACCTGTAAACAATTTGGAACTTTGTTGTTTTGTGAATGAGGAAATATTTAGCGAAGAAAAGCGATTTATTTTAGTTCCAAATGCTCATGTAGCGGAGCAAGTGATGAGAGGGGAGGAAGTAAAGGTATGAGTATGTCTATTACTAACTTAAAAAGCGTTGGAGGTAACTTAATAGATGCTGATTGGGAAGTTGATGATCCTTCTGAAATTAAATTTAATTTAAAATTATTGGCGGAAAATATGGGTTATCACGTTGTAGGGATTTATAACGAGATTGGCAACCTTCCAAAAGGAGAATGTACTAGTGGCACTATGTTTCTTGAGCCTATAGAAAACTACTTAAAAAATTATTCTTAATATGAAAACGAAACTAAAAAGAAAACGACCAAGACTTGAAAACCATACAGAAATAGTTACCAAGGTTCTTGATTCAATCGCAAGGCACTCAGGATATAGTCCTGATCGTATTAGAAACAACAGCGACCATTTAACAGTGGGTTGGAGGCATTTAGCCATGTATGTTTTACAGATACATTATGATTGGACTTTGAGAGGAATTGCAGAGGTTTTTGATCAGACAGCACAAAATGTTTACAATGCCAACAATGCGTTTGAATCAAAGTTAAATGATGAGGAGCGACAGCATGAATATTCACCAATACTCAAAAAAGTAATTGAGGATTTAGAGCTATGATAATGTTTGCAGTTGTTGCAGTATCCTGGGTTTTACTTGTTGTTCTTATTTTAAGATTTTTTCAAGTGAATGATAGGGATTAAGAGGTTGACTTAAATAAAAACTACATCACATTAATTAAAGGATCAGATTGGGTTTTTCAAAGCAGGTTTATTTGGTAGTTTTCCTGCTTCCCTTTTTGATCCTTCTTTTTTTGTCTATTTGACAAGGTTACTATTGTAATATTTATTATTAATATATATTTATTACCAAAACTAACTACCAACGATTAGAGAGGAAACTACCAATACAATGGCTACAAGAAAAAACGGCACTAAATTTCTTGCCGATTTCATGGTCAAAAATACACGCTACAGAAAGCAGTTTGATTCTGAAATTGAGGCGAAAGAATATGAAACAAACGTAAGAGCAAAATTACACAGAGGAGAAAGAGTCGATAAAGATGATAAACGACTGGAGCCAATAACACTTTCACAAATGTTTACCAAGGTTGTATTAAACGTATGGCAGGGTAAAGCAAATGAGCCTACAGCACTGCAACATATTTCGATGATTGAGAGGTTTTTTGGTGCAAAGAAGTTAGCTCATACGATTGATATAAATGACTTTGATAGATTCAAATTGCACTGCAAAGAGCTAGGCAATTCACCTGCTACAATTCGTTTAAAGTTTGCGACGATTTCCAAAGCTTTTTCTTTTGCAGCTTCAAGAGGATGGATTCCAAAGAAGCCTTTGATGCCTGAGTTGGACAAAGTAAACAACCAGAGGGAGGCTTTTTTTAGTGATGAAGAGGAAGCAGATATTTTGGAATACCTTGAAGAGATAGGTGAAGATTACTTTGCAGATTTTTTTATGTGGCAGATAGATACAGGGATGCGTCCAAGTGAGGCAAGAAGAGTTCACTCAAGTCAGATATATTCTGATCAGCAACTAGGATACGTTGTAGATCTAAAGGAAACAAAGAACAACGAGCCAAGAAAGATTCCTTTGACTAGACGAGCTTACATTGCATTTCGTAATCATCACAAAAAAGGAAACATGTGGGAGCATTGGACAAAAGAAAGAATCAGGACTGTTTGGGACAAGGTAAAAAGATCCATTGGAAGAGAGAAAGATAGGGATTTCATATTTTATCTTTGCAGACATACATGTGGCTCCAGACTTGTACAAAGGACAGGAAACATAGCACTGACAAAGAAGTGGTTAGGGCATAAAAGAATTGAGCAAACTCTAAGGTATGCACACCTAAATTCTAACAGTTTACTTAGCGGCTTAAAAGCACTAGAATATGGTGCATTGTGTAGTGACAATAAGGTGACAAATCTGTCAGCGTTTACTGACAAAACTAACAATTATAAAAAGGGAGTTAAAGCAAGCTAAAAGCCTTATGTTATATAGGATACAAGTTAAATGCGGCTGTGGTGAAACAGGTAGACACGCCAGATTTAGGTTCTCTACTTTCTTTTTGTCATCTTTGAAACCCTTACTCCGCAACGCTTTGTCACCTCTCAATAACAAAAAAACAAGTCTTATAAAATTTATTGACAACTGACAAATTGGTGACAAAAAATGATTATGTTAGAGCAAGAAGATCTTAATCAAGAAATGTCTGAGATAGGACAGGGCAGATACAATGCACAGTTGGAGAGTGCAAGAAAGTATGACCAGAATGCTCGTACAAAGTCTGGTCAAAAGCTCATGAGGGAACTGCTGCCTGAGTTTTACGAGAGAATAAGAGAATTAATTATTCCGAAGGCAGGAAGGCCAACTCGATGGTTAAATGATTTAAGAGAGTATGATGCTAAGAAAACTGCATTCATAACATTGAAGAGTGTTCTTAATTGTATTGCCTACAAAAAAACATTGGCATCAATGAGCTACACAGTGGGTGCGTCGATAGAAAATGAAATAAGATGTTGTTTTTTGGTACGTACAAATGAAAGAGGTGAAGGCATAATAAAGGGAGCAAAGCAAAGAGTACCTTCTGCACAGTTACCACACATAAAGCGTTCAATGAGGCATGAGAAAAACAAAAGGGGCATTGAAGATTTTGAGCCTTGGTCAAAGAGGGATCGTATTTCTTGTGGTACTGCATTAATTGAAATACTCAGAGCAAGCACAGGGTTAATAGAATATGTTTATTTAAAACGTAAAGGAAGGAAGACACCGACTAGATTTGTAACTGCAACACCTACAACATTAAAGTGGATTGAAGATTTTAATAATCACAGGTCATTGCTTGAGCCTTTTTGGTTACCAATGGTTGAGCCTCCAGAGGATTGGAAAAGTATTTGGGAAGGTGGGTACAAGGTTGAAGGTACGACACTTCCTAAACTGACGTTTATCAAAACACCAGATGCAAAGTTTCTTCGTGAGCTAGACCCAAAAGATTTGGATATACCTTTTGAAGCTGCAAATTTAATACAGAGAACGCCTTGGGAAATAAACGAACGAGTATTTAAAGTTGTTCTTTGGGCTTGGGAAAATAGCGTACCTATAGGTTCTACTATTGTTAGTCAGGAAGATGAACCACTGCCTCCTTTTCCTGTAGATGCTAAAGAAAACAAAGAGATAAAAAAGCAGTGGGCTGCAATGGCATCTGGAGTTTACAAAAGAAATGCTTCAACAAGATCAAAAAGAGTCCTTTGTAGTAAAGTTATACAGCTTGCAGAGAAGTTCATAGGTAGAAGATTTTGGACTCCTGTGAATGCGTGTTTTCGTGGAAGGCTTTATTCCATCCCATCATTTTTGAATATACAAGGAACAGACCTATCAAGAGGACTGCTGCAATTTGAAAGAAGTGAACGAGTACGAAATAAAAAAGAAGCAAGGTGGCTTGCAATACATGGAGCTAACTGTTGGGGTTATGACAAAGTTTCATTGGATGAGCGTGAGCAGTGGTCTTATGACAACGCTGATATGATTAAACGTATTGCAGATGATCCAACTATTAACACAGAGTGGATGGACGCAGATGGTAATGGGTGTTTTCAGTTTCTTGCTTTTTGTTTTGAGTGGGCTGATTTTTTACGTGATGGAAAACTGAAAACAAAACTACCTTGTTCGATGGATGCAACTAACAATGGCCTACAGATTTTATCAATATTAACTCGTTGTGATTATGGTTGCGTTGCTACAAACGTTATACCTACAGATAAACCTGCTGATATTTATGATGTTGTTAGAGTACGTGTAGAAAGTTATTTATCTGAAGATGTAAAGCAGGGTCATCCTTTTGCACAATCTTGGCTTGACTATGGATTAAACAGATCCATGACAAAAAAAAGTGTCATGTGTTATAGCTATGGATTGACGATGTATTCAAACAGGCAATACATAACTGATTGGTTTGAAGAAAAGATACATGCTGATAGTTGTCCCTCACCTTTTGATTTATCTGAGTATTACAAAGCTATTCATTATCTTGCTGAAAAAGTTTGGCAAGGTGTTGAAGAAATACTGGATCTTCCAAAGCAGTGTATGCACTGGTTTCAAGAGGTATGTAACATTGTTACTAAAAAAGAGCGTCACCTGACATGGAAAACTCCTTCTGGTTTTATTGTGAAACAGGACTACAAAAAACTTAAAGAAAGAAAGGTAAGTACATTTATTACAGGTGAAGCAGTACATGTGAACTTTAAGGAGGACACAGATAAGATATCACCAAAGGCAATGCGTAATGGTGTGTCAGCTAATGCAGTACATTCACTAGATGCTTCGCTTTTACACAACGTTGTAGTGAATGCAGCAAAGGAAGACAAGCATGGTAAAGCTATTTATGATTTCGCAATGATCCATGACAGCTTTGGAACTCATTGTAAAAACTCAGATAAATTGGCAAAGATAATTCGTGAACAAGCTGTTAAGATGTTTACACCTGATCTTCTTCGTGACTGGCTTGACCAGATAAAAAAACAAAACCCTGATTTAGAATTTCCTGATCCTCCTGAGTATGGACAAGCTGAAATATCGCTCATCGAGGACAGTAAGTATTTCTTTTCCTAATGTTTGAAAAGGAAGTTTAAAAAACAAATAACCAAAGGTAAAAAAATAAATGAAAAGTATAAAACTAACGACCCCGATAGGTAAAGCTATCTATCCTAAATTCCAACCAGACTATTTCTTTGATAAGAAAGGTGTCTACAGTTGTAAGTTGCATGTGTCTAAGGAAGACTTTGAATCTTTTTCGAAGCAAGTGGATGCACATGTGGAAAAAGCCTACGAAGCTGAATCTGAAAAACAAGGCAAAAAGATAAAGCGTTCAGCGCATACTCCTTTGTTGATTACAGAGGAAGGGGACTACGAGATTAGAACAAAGCAACCTGCAAAGGTTGAAACATCAAAAGGTGAAATAGAATTTACTGTGGCACTTTATGATAGTAAGGGGCAGAAGCTATCTCCTGACACAAATGTAGGTAGTGGTTCTCTTGTTCGTTGTAATGTTGAACTTTCAACTTGGTATGTAACTTCACAAGGGTTTGGTTACACACTGCGATTAAGAGCAGCACAAATCATAGAACTTGTTGAGTACAGTGGAGGTAAAAAGGATGAGGGCTTTGGAGCAGTTGATGGGGGTTACATTGCTGAAGAAGAATATAACGAAGAAGATGAAAAAGGCGAAACACATAGTCAAGCATCGACAGCAGAAGTACCGTTCTAATTTCGAAAGAGACACAGCCCTCTCCCTTAAACGGGAGGGGGTAGACTTCGAATACGAGACGATGCGGATAAAGTACAAAAGGCTTTCTGTTTATACGCCTGACTTTATTTTTAGTAATGGCGTTATAATTGAGGCAAAGGGCTACATGCCTCCAAAAGATAGGACTAAGCATATTTTAATTAAACAACAGCATCCAAGCTTGGACATCCGATTTTTGTTCCAGAATGCTTATAACACACTTACAAAAAACAGTAACACCACCTACGCTGACTGGTGTGATAGGTATGGTTTTTTGTGGTGTCATAAAAGGATACCTTCAGAATGGACGATAACAGTTTCATAGAAACATGTTTACCATGCCCAAAGTGTGGGAGCAGTGATGCCCTTGCAATGAATGCAGATGGGAGTACGAAGTGTTTTAGTTGTGACACTTTTGATCCCAGAGATAATCGAGAAACAACAACAACTACTAAATATAATAAAAAACCAATGACTAAAAAAACTACTAATAATTTTTTAAAGGGAGAAGCAAAGGCCATAGCTCCAAGAGGATTGCATTTAGAAACTTGTAAAAAATACAAGTACCACATCGGAGTAAATGATTTTGGCAAGACTGTCCACATAGCAAACTACTATGACAAAGATTATAATCTTATAGGACAAAAGCACAGAGATGCGGAGAAGAACTTCAACGTTGAGGGAAGGATCAGTGATTATTTTTTTGGACAGCAGCTTTGGAAAACAGGTGGAGCAGATAAGCTTCTTATTTGTGAAGGAGAAATAGACACACTTACAGCAAGTCAGTTACAAAATAACAAGTACCCAGTGGTGGGCATAGGTTCAGCAAGTTCCGCTAAAAGTTTGTTCAAGAAGAACCTCCAGTGGCTTGATACCTTCAACAAAATATATCTCATGTTTGATGAGGATGACGCAGGAAGAAAAGCTGTTGAGGAAGCAGTAAAAATACTACCTCCTGGTAAAGCTTATGTGGCAAGGTTAAATGCAAAAGACCCTAATGAACTGCTACTAAAGGGCAGAGGGGATGAAGTTGTTAAGGCATTTTGGGAAGCAGAAAAATGGAGTCCTTGTTCTATAATTGATGGGAGTACTTTGTTTGATAAGCTTACTGAAGTTAGACCAAACGATTCTATTCCATACCCTTTTACAAATTTGAATACCAAAACGAGGGGACTTCGTAAATCAGAAATTACTACGTTTTGTGCAGGGAGTGGTATAGGGAAAAGTCAAGTTTGTAGGCAGATTGCACATCACATTATTAAAACTACTGAAAGTAAAGTTGGTTACATTGCGCTTGAAGAGTCAGTTGAAAGATCAGCAGAAGGAATACTTGGTATAGAACTAAAAGAACTACTGCATCTGAATCCAGTCACAGTAGATGAAAAATATAAAAAGGCTTTTGATGCAACTCTTGGAACACAAAGGTTACTTTTCTACGATCACTGGGGAAGTCTCGATCCTGATAGAATAATTGCTGATGTTCGCTACATGGCACAGGCAATGGACGTAAGTTACGTTGTGTTAGACCATATCAGTTTGGTTGTGAGTGGACTTAGTGACAGCGATTTAGGATCGGAACGCAAAGCACTAGACGTTATTATGACTAGACTTCGTGCGCTTGTTGAAGAAACAGGAATTGCTTTGATACTTGTTAGTCATCTTAAAAGACCAGAAGGCAACAGAGGACATGAGGAAGGAGTTACTGTTAGTCTTTCACATCTAAGAGGATCTGCTTCTCTTGCTCAACTTTCAGACATGGTGATTGGGCTTGAACGCAGTCAACAAAACCCAGAGGAACAGCATATCACAACTCTAAGAGTTTTGAAGAACAGGTTTAGTGGGGAGACAGGGATAGCAGGACACATTCACTACGACACAAACACTGGAATACTAACAGATGCAGATGCAGACAACCCTTTTTAAAAAGTAGAAAGAATAAAATAAGATGGAATACAAATACAACCTAGTCATTGCTGACATAGAAACAAACGCTATAGAAAACTTCACCACTCTTGATTGTCCTATCAAGTTTCATTGCATCTCAATACTTGATGTAAAGACTCTAGAAATGCACGAGTTCAATACACTCAAGGACAACATTGAGGATGGAATAAAAATGCTTGAGCAATCCAAATATGTTTGTGGGCATAACTTCATTGGTTTTGATGGGCCATGTATAGAAAAAGTTTATGGTCTTAAATTAAATAAGATTGTGGACACAATGCTCATGTCTAAACTTTTCTGTCGGGACATTGCAATAACTGATAGAAGAAGAGAAAACTTTCCAACAGCCCTTGTAGGTAAACATAGCTTGAAGGCTTGGGGTTGGAGACTTGGAAACTACAAAGGCAATCATGGTGAAAAAGAAGATGCTTGGGAATACTGTACACCAGAGATGCAACAGTACTGTTCACAAGATGTAAAAGTTACCTATGATTTATATAAAGAACTTATTCAGTACAGTGTGTCTTCAAAGTCACTGGAACTGGAGCATGATTTTGCAAGACTGATAAGAGTACAGGAGCTTAATGGGTTTCCTTTTGATGTAGAGAAAGCAGAGGAGCTTGCAAAAGAACTTTCTGTAAGAAGAGCAAAACTGGAGCAGGAGATGCAAGAGGTATTCCCTCCAAAAGTTGAGGAGATGAAAAGTGTGACTGGATGGAAGGTAGAGGTAGAAGGAATAGAATACACAGGTAAGACCAAGGTTGCACTTAGGATGCAACTAAAGAAGGCAGGGCTAAAGCAGAACATATCTGACCTTGCAGAAAAGATGGGAAACAAAGTAAGGACAACTCCCTTTAATCCTGGATCTAGAGATCAGATAGCAGAGAGACTGATGGAACAGGGGTGGGTTCCAAAAGCTTATGAAGGAAAACGACCAGAGATAAACGAGACAGTACTTAAACAAATAAACACTAACGAGTCCCTTAAACTACTTGAATATCTTTTGGTTCAAAAAAGACTCGGTATGTTAGCTGAAGGTAAAAACTCTTGGCTTGGATGTGTCACGAAGAAAGGAAGGATACACAGTACTATACACACAGCAGGTACTATCTCAGGTAGATGCAGTTCGAGTAATCCTAACCTTCAACAAATCCCTGCTGTTCGTTCTGAGTATGGCAAGGAATGTAGGGAACTTTTCAAAGCACCAAAAGGAAAAGTACTTGTTGGGAGCGATGCATCAGGTCTGGAACTTCGTGCGCTTTCGCATTTCTTGTATCAGTTTGATAGCGGTAAGTTTGCTAGAGAAATACTTGAAGGTGACATCCATCAGGTGAATGCAGATATCCTTGGAATAGATAGGGACAAATCTAAAACCTTCATCTACAGCCTTATATACGGAGCTTCAAATCAAAGACTTGGTGAAGCTGTTGGCAAAGGAATGAAGGAAGGTAAGCGACTTAGAGATACCTTTATGGCAAAGATGCCTGCCTTCAAAAAATTATTAAGTGCTGTTGAAAGATCGGCAGAAGCTAACGGACATCTTACTGGTGTTGATGGCAGAAAGATTGAAGTCAGATCGAAGCATAGTTTACTTAACTTTCTTTTGCAGAGTTGTGGTGCTGTCATAATGAAACAAGCTCTGGTTGAGTTTGCTAAACTTGCAAAGCATCCTTATGAAATGCATGCGAACGTACACGACGAAGTTCAGTTCTCCTGTCTTGAGGAACACGCACATGACTTAGGATCTACTTTTGTAGCAGCTATGACTCAAGCAGGAAAAGTTTTAGATATCAAATGTCCTCTTGATGGTGACTACAAAATTGGCAACAACTGGGCAGAAACACACTAATAATAATAATTATGAATAGAATAGCAGCAATCGATGGAGATATGGTGGTGTACCGAGCAGGGTTTGCTTCAGAGCAAGAGATTAAATGGGAAGATGACATTTGGACTTTACACAGTTCTGAGGCAGATATGAAAGTTATTGTACAGGACATGATTGATTACTCAGTTGATCAAACAAAAGCAGACGATTATGTCATGGTGTTTTCGGACGCTCGTAACTTTCGATACAATATTTTCCCTGAGTACAAAGCCAACAGGAAGAACAAAAGAAAACCTCTAGGCATTGCTTCGATAACTCAATGGGCTTTTGAAAACCACAACGGAGTACGCAAACACAATCTGGAAGCAGACGATGTGATAGGTATGCTTTGCTGCTCCAACGACAACTACGTTGCAGTCAGTGGTGACAAAGATTTTGGTACACTCAACTGCGAGTGGTTCAACTTCCTCACAGCAGAGACAAGTTTTACGACAGAAGAGGAAGCAGATTATAATCACCTTGCACAAACCCTTTCTGGAGATACAGTAGATGGTTTTTCTGGAGCCAAGGGTATTGGAAGTGTAACAGCAAACAAGCTTTTGGATAAGCATGGAGCCTCTTGGGAAACAGTGGTTGATGCTTATGAATCAAAAGGACAGACAGAAGAAGACGCTTTGATGAATGCAAGGTTGTCTTACATCTTAAGAAGTCCAAAAGAATATAACGAAAAAGAAGGAGAGATATCATTATGGATGCCGAAGTCGTAGAGAGAAAACCACTGCCTGATAGCGGTGGAAGAACTGAGTTTAAAACAGGATCGGTAAGAGATTCTATGGAAGGGAAAGGTTGTCCAAACCAACTGCCCATAGCAGCGTTAAAGGCAACAAGTCGCAGGTTCGAAGAAGGAGCCAACAAGT